TTTATATATACAATAACCTATATTGTGCTACGCTCTTTTTAGGGGTTACCCCTGTTGTGATTTTATGATTTGGCAAGAAGCAGAAAATGAGCCTCACGGATGGAACTGGAACTAGGAATAATTAAAAAGTTATCCACACACATTAAAAAGAAAATAAAAAAAACTGTAAATTTACAGAAAAAATTTAATTTTTTTGTATACATGGGATAACTTATAGTTTAATGAGATTATATATAATAACTAAGGGAGTGATTATATGAAACTTAAAAAAGAAAATATAAAGCAAAGTGCAAAGAATAAAATGTTTTCTGTTACATTTGTAAAAGCAAATGGAGATGAAAGAACTATGCTTTGTAAATTGCCCACCAATGAAAAGTTTTTTGCTGGTGGCGATCTTCTTGGAAATCGTGAACATCTATTGGAGGTTTTAGATGTGAACATTTTAAAGAAGAATAAAGATAACCCACGAAAGGCGTGGAGGTCTATTAACTTAACGACTTTAACAAGTCTAAAAATCGGAGGTATCGAATGGGTAAAGTAAAACAATCTTTGATTGAATTTCAAGATAAAATTACTGATGACGCAATTAAAGTAATTGATGATCTAATTAAGGATAATTGGAATGATGAAGATTTGGATGTAATTACTAGTGATACTATTAAATCATTCAAAAATCATAAAGATTATGACCAATTAAAAATGGCTTATTATGATGATGATGACATGTCATATGCTATTGATGAAATGGTTAGAGAATATGCAGATCATTTGCGTTCTAAATACGCAGATTACACGGAGGAATATGAAAGTTAAAGATAGATTGGGGGGCGACAATAGTCGCCCTCTTAATATTAACTTTTCAGTACAAGCTACTTTGTGGAATGATCACACTTATATTTCTCGTGAACTTATTCCAATGTGGTTTGATGATGATACCAAAAATAAAATTCGACAAGTTATAAAAGAATTTTATGAGGGCTTATCAGAACAAGAAATAAAGGAGTATAATAAATGAATAAATATAAATGCAATGCCCATGATAAAGATAATATCCCTAGAGTTTGGGGATTGGGCGAAACTGAAAAAGATGCTAGGGAGCAATGCGAAAAAGCCTTGATTGAGTACCTAGATGAAAAACATAAAAAGGGAGCTTCATATTCTATGAATAGATTTCCTTTTAAGTTTAAAATTGTGGAGCTAAAAGATGATTAAAAGAATGGTGGCTGTCTTGATGTCAACTGGCTCAATATGGTTTACGATTTGCCTGGTAATATTTATACTAGGCTTAATATTTCCACACTACTTATGATAAACTTATTGGCTGCAGCTTTGAGCTGCAGCTTTATTAACGAAAGGATAATTATGG